ATCCAGGCGAAATATCTTTCTGCCTTTCTTATCACGCCATTTAGCGATCTTTTCTATATCTTTAGCATTGACTTCGCCTTGACGATTGCCAATACCGAGACCTTTATTCCATTCAAATTCGTAAACTGAGTTACGAAGTTTAACGACATAGCTCGGTGTTTTACCAATATATGTAATAGTACTATACTCCATATGTTATTATTTTACCATACCCTTTTCTCGCTAGACATTACATACCCTAAAATCCAAGTTCATTCTATACCAGCCTTCCTTTTCTAAAGGCGCTACTAGGTTTGACCCTATTTGATAACTTGACAGGATCCTGGAGTTTGTCCCCGTAATTCCGCCTACCTGAGCGACTTGATCAGCCCTTCCTAGGATTTCAAGAACCCTTTCGGAAAGCCTAAACAAACGATCAGCATCAGTATCAAATATTGAATACCTAATTATGTCTTTTCTCATCCAATAAGCTTCGCTACTTGGAATTGAAGGCTGGTAATAATATATCACAAATGGAGCAGTCTCGCCGTTAGTTGCGACAACTGGAAAGAAATTCATAGTCTTCCCAGCGATATTAGCCAAACTGCTATCTGCTTTCAAAGCAGTATTTATATCGTAAACGCTAAGAGCCATAATTACTCCCCATGCATTTAGAGATGGATTGATTTAAATTTTCTTTTACAATATTCTTAATAGGTTCAATCAAATAACCAATATCAGCGCCAGTTGCATTCTGGAAGTGGTAAATATCACCTCTTTTTAAAACAACACCGATGCTCAAATCACTGCCTGGCTCTACTACGAAGTCTTGAAAAATACCAGAATAATCAGAAATAAGCATATCTCGTATACTACTCTCACTCGCCATCATAGCTTCCGCAGCTGCTGATTCAATCTCCATTGGGATCTTCTCAACTTTATTAATCAATGGTTGTAAATCCCCAGATATTCTTATCATGCTGTTTCAACCACCCTTCTTAGAGTAACCACGGTATGGTGCTTTGCACCACTAAAGCCAAACTTTGGCTGTATACCGACAACTTCATAAACATAACTGTCAACTACATTCCCGTTCCTGTCTTTCACATTCTGCAGCCTGCTGCCGTATGTAATATTTGTATCGTATTCTTTTGGCACAAGTGCTTCAAATTTTGGGATACTATCTTGGTATGGGCTAAGTCTTCTTTCATCACCAGAAGAAGTGCTTGTGCTAGGTGATTGAAATTGAAAAGATATCGTAGCTACTTTTGAATAAGAAGCGTACTGCTGACCAGCCGCATTTGTGCTCGTACTTTTTGTATATATGTCACCTTTGTGAGTGAATTTAAAATAGGTCTGCGAAGCCATTTAAACCACATAGTCCATAACAAACAATGTGTAGTCCATAAGCAATATGTCTGCATCAATGTTCCCTGTTGACTCATAGAAGTTTTGACCTGTTTGAATTTTGAGGACATCCATATCCGCACTATAAATACCATGCCTACGATAGATTGAGTCATCATTCATCATATCTTCCAAGAGAAGGTCGGCTGCCTGTTCTATGTTATTGGGAACAAATCTCCAACCAAAATCCCCTTCAATTCTATACACGCTTTCTGGATTAAATTTATTAACAATTAAAAGAACATTTACGCTATCAAGAATTGATTTTCTAAACTGCACATAGTAAGAGCCGCCAAAACTGTATTGCTCTTTAATCTTTTCAATATGGTTCATTGTTGCATCTTCATAGTCATGGAGAACAATTTCGTCATTAGTTCCTGGATCCGCAGTGACCTTTCTCAATGTTGCTATTGGGTTTGGAAGATGAATTGATTTCTTCCCAGAACCCATGACTTCAAGATATTTATTTGGATAATAATCAAAAGACTGACCACAAAAAGTATTAATAATATTTCTTACTTTTTTTTCTAATTTATCAAACTTGTCATACCATTCATCTTCAAGAGTCGGGTGATCCTCAAAAAATGTATCAATGTCTATATACGGGGTGTAGACATTAAAGTACTGAGATTGAGTGTACGAAACAGCACTCACTGTGTAAGTAAAGTCAGCTCGGTATTTCCCCGCAGCATTTAGAATATAGATACCAGACGCTTGTTGACCATAGGTGATGGTATAAACTCCAGTGCTTGATCTTGTTGCGTTTGTTGGACCAGAAACAAGTGATCCAAACTCATGATACAAACTAACTGACACCACATTAGATGTTGGATCACTCGGAAGTGTTAAAGTTAGTGTTTTACTTGTTTCAATCTTTACATCATCCATAGTTCAATTATAACAGAATAAGGGTTTTACACCCTAGAATATTGACATTGCTACATCAACAGCTAAATCAGAAACATCTACTTTAAGTACACCTTTTATATCAAATGATATAATCGCATTACTTGAGTCTTTAAAAAATAAAATACCATCAGCATAATTAATAGCCAATTCGCCATATTCCAAAGATGTCGGAGCAGCACTAGCTGTGCCAGAATTTTTAATTTTTATTACATTAGCCATTAGCCCCTCTTAATTAGAATGTACCACCATCAATTGTAGCAGTGTTAGCGGCAAGCGCTGCGAGCTGAGCGCTGTAGGCTTGAACATTTGAACCGATTGCAAGACCTAATGCAGTTCTTGCATCAGAAGCATTTGCAGAACCAGTACCACCGTAAGCGATACCTACAGCAGTACCTTGCCACACACCTGTACCAATAGTTCCTACGGTTGTAAGACTTGAGGTAACAACACTTGAAGCCAAAGTTGTATTTGAAAGTACTGCTGAGCCCCCAATGTAGAATGACTTACCAGTAAGAATATTGAAATGCTCAGAAGATGTCCAAGCATCTGTTGCGTCAACCCAGTTAAGTGTCTTATCTGTTGCACCTTTAATCGTAAACCCAGCACCATCTGCTGTTGTGTCCGTTGGTGATTCAACATTGGCAAGAACAATATTCTTATCTTCAACAACAAGTGTTGCTGTGTTAAGAGTTGTTGTATTACCATTAACAATCAAATCTCCAGAGACTGTAAGATTATTTGAAATAGTGACATTAGATGGAAGGCTCAGAGTTACTGCACCGACACCAGAGTTTGACACTGCAATTTCATTAGCAGTCCCTGTCAGACCCGTTACAAGGTTTGTTGCTCTATCACTAACTTGTGAAGCAGTGATTGAAATAGTTGCGTTTGCAGCAGCAGTTAACCTACCGTCAGCCTGTACAGTAAATGTAGCAACAGTTCCTGCACCACCATAAGAGGCGGCAGTCACTGCTGTATTTGTAAGTGTGACACCAGAAATTGCAGTGTCAACATAAAGTTTAGTAGCTGCGTGACCGTTTGCAGTTGGAGTTGCGACAATCGTTGTGCCATTAAATGTCTTGTTGCCAGTAATTGTTTGATCAGTTGTTAAAGCAAGAAAAGCACCAAGACCGCCAATTACTTCAACAGTGGTTGCGGTTCCACCTACACCACCAGACCCTTTACCGTAGTAAAGAATATTATCTACTTCGTTAAATGCTAATTCTGCATTCTCCAAACTTGTAGGTGCGCCAGCATTACCAGTCGCCCTTCTTTTAATTCTCAGCGTATTCGCCATTAGTAATTTCCTCCATCCATTAATAGATTTGCTGCACTATGAACATGATCCGCCCTAGCCGCTAAAGCACTTACACCAACACTCCCAGACCGAGCAACCGCCTCTGGTTCCGCTGTCGCTAGAGATAACGAAGCGAGATTGATTGTCCCAGAAGATTGCGTCAGCACAGTAGTGTCATTTGTTTGTACAATCACCCCTGTAATATCAGAAGCTACCGTAATATTTGAAATATCTGTGGATACAGACAGGGATGTAACATCGCCACTAGATACTTGAACGGTTGTGATGTCCCCAGCCATTACCTGCTCACCTCACCAGTTACCGTTACCGTTCCAGTAATCAGTGTGGTGATAACGGTGCCATTAGTTTCTTGAAAATCATAAACATATGTCCCTGCAGCAATATTCGCTGTAGCCGCAGCGGTTAAAGACATGACAACGATGCCATTAGCACCGTTTGTAATTTCAGATGTAAATGTTGCTGCAACCGTGTCAGAGTTTCTTTTCTTTCTAATCTGACCAGTGTAAGTTCTAGATGTAATAGTTACATTAGCATTAGCACTATTTTTAATACGAAGCTCATGAGCGTAGGTATCGCCTTGATAAATAGTAATATTTCTAGTTGCAGCCATAATATCTCCTATAAGATATTATCAAAGATTGGTTATGCCAGCAATATTGACCAAGTTGCTTGATCTACTTCACCAGTTGCAGGAATTCCATTTTTAGTTTGAAAATCTCTAACCATCTGTGATGTTTTTGGACCAAAATCTCCATCAATTTTACAATTAACACCATGCTTAACCAAAAGTGTTTGAGCCTCTTTTACAAGTGGACCCTTGCTCCCTAGATTAATAACTCTCTTTGTAGCAGCAGCAGTAGCATTAGTAGCTGGCGCTGCAGTCTTTACTTCAGCAGCAGCTTTTTGATCTGCAACAGAACCGAATGGTCCGCTTGGTCTTGGATTACGAGCAACATATTCTTTCACTGCTTGAGGCACTGCATCGCCACAGACATAACGAATATGCCAAGGCTCTGATGGAACTACTTCCCATGACCAACCAAACTTTTCAACATTAGCAATCAACCAATTAATTCTCTTCTTTTCACTTGCGTTAGCAATGTCAACTGCCAAGCCGAGGTTATGCTGTGACTTGCCAGGTGTAGCGAGCATCGCCATGCCCTTCTTCAAGTACCAAGTCTTACCTTCAAAAGTTTTTGTGCTCTGACCAGGAATTGGTTCAAGCTGGTAGCGGGTGAGAAACCCTGCCTTTTGGCTGTCATAACTGCGATACAGATCTCCACTGCTCGTAGGTTTAAGCTCAACGCCATCAGCCTTTGCAGCTTCAACCATTGCCAACCATGCATCAGCAGCAAGGTAAAACAACTTACCGCCGCCTGGGATATCTCTCAATAAACTTGGGTGCAATTTGCCTGGCTCAATGCCTTTCAGTGCTACTGGAAGCTTAACTTCAACAATATAATCCCATTCTGTTCTCTTAGCCATTATTTAATATCTCCTTCTGCGGACTTCTTTCTATCAACTTTAGAAAACACCGCATTAATTTCATCTAGACTAAGTTTACCATCATCTAGGAATGCTCGTGAGAGTCCTTCCACAACTACGGCAACGCCAGCGATGCCTGCCATGAAGCAGGCTTTCCACAAAGGGACATTAGCTATAGCGCCAGCACCGATTACACTTAAACCCGATGCAGCAAATGTAGCCAATATCCTCATAAGGATATTCTTAACTTGTGCCATTTTAACCTCTAAATTAATTTGGTATTACTTAGTACGACCAAATGCAGTATCGTTTGGATTCAACCAACGCATAATCACAGGTGCCAGAGCAGCAACACCTGCTGTAGCAATTGCTTTAGGATCATGATTACCTGTCATATAGACAGCAAGACCAGCTCCGATAAAGGATCTTACCCAAGATGCAAGCATCTTCTTATTATTCTCATTCAACAAAGTAGACAAAAGACCACCTCCTTGCCCCAACGGGCGTTGATATATATTATATCTCAGAGTTTTTTATTCGTCATTTTTTAGAATTTCATGCACATAATGCACGAGGATAGCAGTTAGTGTTGCAATTCCAGCAATTCTCTGAGTTACCCCAGAAAGCGTAATGTAGACAACAAGGCTTCCTGCGAGGGTAAATGCCAATCCAGCAGTAATATCCCACATCTTTTTGCTAAAACCAAACCAATTAAACTTTTTCATTTCTTTACCCTCCCTTATATAATACTTGTATATACTATTTTTTGTAAAATCTTCACCATCATCTTCCCCTGGACCTGCAATTTCTCCAGAGAACCCACCTTCTGACTCTTCTTCCTTTCTAGAACGACCTTCGGTTCCCCCAGAACTTCCAGAACCACCAGACCCTCCCGAACCACCGCCAGATGAACCACCAGTGCTTCCTCCAGTAGATGCAGAGCCAACAGCTATTGCAGCTACTGCGGCTGTTGCAGCCAAGATTGATTTACGGGTTCCAACATCAATAGATGAACCTGTTGGGATGTAGTCATCAAACCCATCTCCATAGATGTCAACTTCTTCCTCAAACGATTCCTTAAT